CTTTGTTCCCAGCGACCCGCCACTGACGCGAACCCATCTCGAATAGTACAATCGCCTCATTCAGCCTAGCATCATCATTCATCGTCCTGTCCTCTCTCTACGTTCGCCTCTCGCATTTCGGCTGCAATATCTATGCTGTCTTTCATGTCCTGTGCGGTCACATATATAGGAGCACGTTCGTCGGCAGTGGACAGGCGCTGCATGGTATTGCGGTAGATGATCCCCCGCAATACGTCCGGGTCATGGAGGCGGTCAGTCAACTGGCACGATTTTCCCAGCGCTGGCGCGTTTTTCTTGGTGGTCATCTACTCTCTCCCTTCGCTATTTCCGTATAACTCCTTCGAGAAACTTTGCGTCTGCTATCTTAGCCATATCAATCTTTCCTGTAGCGTTTGCCTACCCAGACACTGGTTGCCAAGGGCAAGCCCTCGGCCCACCGTGGGACCTTCAGCATTGCGGCCTTCAAGAGGGCAGGGTCGGTGCCCTCATCAACTTCTACAACCACCTCATCGTGGGTGTGCAATACGACCGGCAAGCCCGCCTTTTCACACCGCACTATCGCCGCGGCTTCAATATCGCGCGACAAACCTTGTACTACGTTGTTGGTCCAGAGGCCACCATAGCCGCCCGTGCGGACCCATTGGCGGGTGTACTGGTCAACACTCATGTAGCTCACTGCCGGGCGTCCCCACTTGTTCGTGAAGATCTCGGGATCTGGGTAGTAGAGAATACGCCCACTCGGTATGCGCAGGCGCAGGAATCGCCCGGAATGCTCGAACGTACAGCCCCGATAGACGGCGAGCGTGCCTGGGTTGCGTACCGCGTTCACTGCCGCGTCTTCCAGGCCGCGCCACAGTGCGGTAATCATCTGCCGGTTCTCGCGCCAGGCGAGGATGATCTCTTTCGCCCGCTCGTCCGGAACCTGTAGACCGTAGTTGCCCGCCATGTTGTGGAAGGCGCCCACCCAACCCTGGTAGCCGAGTGCCAACTCCGCGACTTTACCTATCTGCCGCTCTTCCTCGTCGCGGGCCTTGTCTATCTCGCGGCCATAGATCTGCCCGGCGGCGATGCAGTAGAGTTCAGGGCCCTCGCCGCGATCGTAAGCGCGATACGCATCCAGCACCCACGCCTCACCAGCGACCCAGGCGTTGCCCCTGCCCTCGATGCTGGAGTAGTCGGCGCCGTGCAGTTCTTTGCCTGGGCCCGCGGTCAGACAACCCCGCACACACTTACTCGCTTCAATCGCCGGGTCGCCCCACAGCATCCGGAAGGGCTCCACCCCGTGGGGGATGGTGGCGAGGACCGGCTCAATATCCTTGTGGCTACTGCGCGGCAGGTTCTGGGTCTGGACCCCGCGCCCGCCCCAGCGCCCGGTGCCCGCGGCATGGTATTGGGTGGTGCCGCGGATGCGGCCATCAAAGCTCGATCGGCGTAGCATCGCATCAAACTTCGCATTGGATGTCTTGCCCAAGCTCTGACGCAGTCTCAGGACCTCAGAAACGTCCGCTGGTAGGTCTTGGGAGAGTGCCGCGGCTATCGATGCCTTTGTGCAGTCGGACACCCTTACGCCTCGATTATGGAGCCATTCTAGCAAACGCGAGACCTGGGTCGCAGAGGTGACATGGCCGTTGGTGAGTTCCGCAAGCCGCGCCTTACCGACGATCTTGTTTTGGGCCAATAGGCCCAAGATGGCCTCACACCCATTTTGGTCCACGCACACTCCCCGTGAGTTGATGGCAAAATCGTAGAGCCACACAATTCGTTCTGCCTCGGGCAGAGGCGGCAGTGCGTTGGCAAGGCACTCCTCGGCCTCGACATCCCGGATGCAGTACCGAAACAGCCCCTCAAGTTTCTTGGGCGTTTCCCACCACTCACCATTCTTGCGAGGTTTACACATCTGGAGCATGAGGCGGTGTCCCGCGGCGTTTTTCTCGATTGGTAGGCCCAGTGCCTTGCCAGCGTCCTCAAGTTTGAGAGGCAAGGAACACATCGCCGCCTGCGCCATTGTGCAAAAGACTTTTTCAGCCGCAAGCGCAGTTCTTGGCTCCATGTTGGGGCACAGGTTCCATATGGCAATCTCGAAGTGAGCGTTATGTGCGTGAATCTCTTCGGCCTCACGCACCATCGCTTCTGCGTAGTCCCAAGTAACCGTTTGAATCTGGGCAGCGTCCGCCACCTTTTCATACTCTGGTCGTACCCACAAAAGAGCCGGTTCGCCATGAGGCTTCAGAGCAAGGCAAATCGGCTCTGTCGTGGGGTCTTCGGCATAGCGCCACGCGCCTATTTTTCTCAGGTCCACCCGGCTTCTGGTTTCAAAATCTATAGTCAGTTTCATGTCTGCCCCGCTTTAGTGTGTAGGAATTAGGGAGATAGGTCCCCCTTACAGGGGACCTATTCCCTATCACACCTAGCACCAGGCGTTGACCATAGCCCGGGCGTAGCACCCGGGGTAGACCTTATCGCTGTCTGTGATCGGGCGCTTGTTCTGGTCGACGACCGCCACCTTCTTGCGAGTGCTGGCGCGGGCGAAGACGATGTCCTCTTCATAGCCCTCAATGTGGATCTTCTCGACGCCGTCGCGGATCGGACCCTTCAGGCCGGTGAACCAGGCACCCGGCTTGTCGCGGTTCGGGTGGTCAGCGAGTTTCGGCCACTTCTCGATCGCGGCTTCCTTCGCAACACGCATGATCTCGTTGATCGTCTCGGTGTCCTCTTTCGGGATCAGCATGGTGACATCATAAACGTCATCACCGCGCTGGTTCTTGCTGGGGGTGAACAGGTGCGGAAAGCTCACGCGGAACTTGCCTGTAGTAATCACTTCACTCATCGTTGTTCTCCAGGTTGCCGAATTCCAATGATTGGATTTCCGGGCGCTTGTCTGTGATGGGGACCAACCCCGTGCTCTGCTTACGCTCAATCAACTCGTCCAGATTGGTGTCAATGCCCTCCTTTTTAAGTTCCTTTTCTACTTGTGCAGGGGTCAAAACCTTCTGCTTGTACGGGCATACGCCCAAGGCGCTCAGGGCCACGACGGCCTCGCTCTCGTCAATCCACGACCGAGTGGTGCGTGTGCAAACCCGCTTGTACCCCACCTGTTGGCTCTCAAGGATACCCGCTTCGAGTTCGCGCTTGACGCGCTCTTCAATGTCCTTGAAAAACCGATCCACGATCGGCTTCTTTTGCAGGATCACGCGGAGCTTTTCTGGCGGGATGCTGGCGACCGGGAGGGTGTCAAACGCCTGCGCCAATTCCATCGCCTCGTTCTCTCGGGTCGGGCAGTCAAAGCGTGCGGCACAGAACCGGCACCAGTCCCCGGCATAGCGGGGCGAGTCATCCCTGCAGGCAAGGTCGTATGCCGCGGCGAGGGTTGTGCGCCCCCAGGCGAGCAGTTCGCTTACTGTCGTTTCCACAGTGTCCACCTTCTCACGCTTGCCGAAACAACGCGGCTGAACGATCGTCATAAGCACGCGCTCCGGCAGAAACTGCTCGAAGAGGCTGAGGGCGCCCAGCGCGTAGATCCTCAACTGCGGGTTGCCCTCTGCGTAGACGGGCACCCCGGCGCCGTGCTTGTAGTCGATGATGTGGAGCGCGCCCATCGGCTGGATCAGCACACAATCGGCGGTGCCTTCCAGGTTGGTGTCGGGCACAATCACTTTCGTTTCCACGTACATCTTGACCAGCGGTACGGACTTGACGTGCTTGGCAATAAAGTCCAGATAGACTTGTACCGCTTCGAGCATTTCGTCCGTGACCTCGACCCCCTCACAGTGTGTGCGGTCGTACTTGGCCTGGAGCAAGTGCTGGTGACTGAGGCAGAACTCCGCGACCGCATGAGCCGCCGTGCCCTCAAGGGCCGCAGGGCTGGCGCGATCTGGATACTTACTCTCCGCATACACACTGCCGGGGCAGTGCATCCAGCGGTGTGCTCCGCTTGGTCTGGGTCTCAGGTCAGCCATTGAGAGTTGCCTCCGCTTTCTCCAGGAAGCGACGGTACTCGCCCTTGGGCAGGTCCGAGACCATGCTCGCTTTGAATTCTGTCAAGAGCTCGCGCACCGTCGACCAGCCGAGGTCCGCCTTCTCGCCAATCTGTGCGAGGGTATTGCGGATGTCGTCAATCGTAATCTCCGTTGCCGCTTCCGGGACCGGCTCGGATTCCACGGCTTCCGAGGTCTCCGGCTCTTCGTCAGCCTTCACATACTTCGCCTTCTCCAGCATACGAGCGAGAGTGTTCGTCCGGGTACGCGGGGAATAGGGCACGCCCATCTTGTCGAGTTCTGCCTTGAGTTGGTCCCGATCAAGCTCTTGCACCGGGTTGGACTTGTCACAAGCCTCATCTTCCACCTTCTCAACCTCGGGCAACGGCTGTGGCGGCGGGTCAAAGCCCTTCACCGTGTCCTGTTCGACCGTGGGTGTTTCCGTAATGGTCAATGTCCCATTTGCCTGCATCGCCGCGAGGATGCCCTCGGCAGCGTCTGCAATTCGTTTCAGTTCCTGCTCAATCATCTGATTACCTCCGCTACTGTTCTCTCTTTCCTGAGCACGCTACTCAGGATATACTCATCCAAACCATCCGCTACTAAGAAATGCGCATCAACGCTGCCCTCCTGTCCAATACGGTGGAGCCGTCCGATAGCCTGGGCAACCTCGCCCGGGACCCACGGCGTCTCACCAAACACACAAATGTCACTCTTATGCTGAAGACCATTGATCCCGGTGCCCACTGCCTGAAACCCCGCCACAAACACGCGATGGGAACCATGGGCGAATTCGCGTACCAAGTCCTGGCGCCGGTTCGGGGGTGTATCGCCTGTTACTGCAAATGGGGTATCAAGAAGCTGGGCCACCTTGGCGACCGCATCGCGGTGGTGCATGTAGACAACCAGCCCGCGACAGTGATCCGTCTCAGCTAGTATTTCTTTGCAATACTCGGCGATCCGCTCGCACTTGGCAAGCGCCAGATCCTTACGCCACTCCAGAAGAGAGGCGTCGCCAAACGTGCGCCCCTCCGCGAGTGCGGCCTTGATCAGGCCCACGTCGCCGTCCCACTCAGGCCCACGCCCGATGCTCACCGAGCGTTGCACGACTGGCGGCAACTCTTTAAGAACATCCGCCTTAAGGCGCCTGACCATGTGCCCGTGGGTGTCAAGGATCTGACGCAGGCGAGGCAGGTTGCTCGCCCCAGTATCATCCCAGACAACGCGCTTGCCAAGGCGACGGCGCTTGAGATTACAAAAGTTCTCGGCGTACCACTGCCAGTTGGTCGCACACCGCAAATCAGGAACCGGCTTGCGTGCGTACATGGCGCCGAGTAGGGGGAAGAGTTCAATCGGGCGGTTGGGCATCGGCGTGCCGCTCAGGGCCAGCCAGAACTTGGCGCGGTCAACGATGCCCGCCTTGTGCTTGCCCTTGTACCAACTGCCGAGGACCGCCTTCGTGCGTGCGGCCTTGTAGTTCTTAGCGTAGTGGGTCTCGTCAGTGACGAGCATGTCCACGCGATAGTCTGGGTGTGCTAGGGCAAAGGCTTTCGCACGGCTCCAGGAAATGAGCGTGCGCCGGGCGACCGGGCCCTTTGTCCAAAGAGAGAGCGGCTGGAGGCCGAGCCGGAGAGCTTCGGCGTTCCAGCCGCTCAGGGTGGCCGCGGGGGCAACGACCAGAAGCGTATTCGCCCGAGTGTCAGCTACGCCCAATGCCTGGGCCGTCTTGCCCAGCCCCATCTCGTCGCCGAGATAGGCGTAGCTCTCGTATTTCTCAAGCGTTTCCATTCCGTCAATCTGATAGCCGTATAGCATTGATAGCAACTCCGCTGTAGTGCCCCGAAAACAAGATTACCGTACCCTCTGTTTCCGTGTGTGTCAAACTACTGACAGTAGAAAAGATTGTGCGCCCCAGCGATTGACATCTTCCACGCTGAGTAGTAAGGTAATTTCTCAGTGTTCAAACCCAAGCCGGAGAGTAGCATGACGGAACTGAAGTGGAATCACGGGGACAAACGTAGGCTGGCAGAGAAGGTGGGCATCCCACTTACGCATCTATCAGACATCCTGCACCAACGCAAGGGCGCGAGCCCGGCACTAGCCAAGCGGATCAGTGAAGCCAGTCACGCCATGGGCGTGCCCCTGTCTCGCCTCGACTTGCTCTATCCGGAAGAGTCGTGCAACCCCCTCATGCCATCTAAGTAGGGAGGGGGCTATGAAATACCTTTCTGTCTGTAGCGGCATCGAAGCCGCCACCCAAGCGTGGCACCCGTTAGGTTGGGAACCTCTCGCTTTCAGCGAGATTGACAAGTTCCCATCAGCCGTGTTAGCGCATCACTACCCGGAGACCCGGAACCTCGGTGACTTCACCAATATCTACCCCTTCGACCTGCCGGGCGCACCGGATCTGTTGGTCGGCGGGACGCCTTGCCAATCGTTTTCAGTAGCAGGACTCAGAGAAGGGATGGCCGATGAACGTGGAAACCTTGCCCTCGAATACATCCGACTTGCTTACCGCCTTGGGGTACGATGGATCGTATGGGAAAATGTCCCCGGCGTACTGTCAAGCAACAAAGGCCGAGACTTCGCCTGTTTCCTCTCCGGACTCACCGGAGTGGACGTCACCGTTCCCGGAAAGGTGGACGGCAAAGCGGGCTGGCGAAACAGTGGATTGGTTGCTGGCGATGAAGAGCATTTCTCTGTCGCCTGGCGCGTGCTTGAGCAGTGCCCCAACGCAGACGGCGTGTGTTCGTTGTCGGATGTCTTGGAAACTGGAGACGTGCCGCCGCGGTACTATTTGAGCGCGAAAGCATGTCAGGGCATTCTGCGCCGCGCCGAGAAGCGGGGCAAGGTTTTGCCGCAGATGTTGCGCCTGGCGTTACAAGCAGCGGCCCACTGTTCAGCAGGACGGGAAACGAGCGAGTAGAGGCTGATGCGATGGTGGTTGAGCCTACCTTTTGGGATGGTTCGCAGGTTGCCGGGTCGGTTACTTGTACTAGTGACGACCAGCGGATGGTAGACAAGGGTCGGATGCAGTGTGTTGTTGAACCGGCGGCTAGTGCGCCAATGGTTCTCGACCGTGCCGCGTTCAACTCGGGCGAAAATGCTCAATATAAGCCGTTCATGGGGGAAGCACAGGTGATGCCGCCCCTCGTTGCTAAAGGGCCTCACGCGGTGGCGTATGGCATCACGGATGACGAGACGTGCGCCGCTGATGTTTGCCCGACAATCTCCACGCCGAGTGCGAGTGGCGGGGGGCATCCGCCTGCGGTGGCACATGCGCCAGCGATCGCCACATCCCTCACCGTCCGTCGTCTCACGCCCACCGAGTGTGAGCGCCTGCAAGGTTTCCCCGATGGGTACACCTCGATCCCGTATGGTCGCCCGCGCGAGGCCGATCAGCAGTGCCCTGACGGGCCGCGCTACAAGGCGCTTGGGAACTCGATGGCTGTGAACGTGATGCGTTGGATCGGGCAACAGATTGATAGAGTAGAAACCGGGGGCAAACAAGCATGAACAACCTCGACTCCGCCCTTTACTGGGCAAAGCAGGGCTGGCACCTATTCCCAGCCCGGTGGGACAAAACGCACAAGCCGCTTGTCAAATGGACGACCGAATCGACCAACGACCCCGACACTATCAAAGCCCAGGACGGCCCGGGTGTGTACTGGTGCGTGAACCTCGGCAAGAGCGGCCTGGCGGTCCTCGATGTGGACGTCAAGGACGACGATGGGGAGGCCAGCCTCGAAGGGCTACAGGCCCTTTACGGTAAACTCCCGGACACGCCGGTAACCAACACACCGACAGGCGGGCGCCACCTCTGGATGCGAGGCGCGTTCAAGTCTACAGTCGGCAGCAAGTGGGGTTTCCCCGGCATCGACACCCGCGGCACCGGGGGTATGGTCCCCTGCCCAAACTCGGTAGTGTCCGGCAAAGGAAAGT